AGACAAGTTAGGAAGAGACTTTCTTAAATGGTTAGGCGACTCTAAGGTCAGTGCTAACAAGCAAAGAAAGATCCAAGAGTATGTTAATCAAAACGTAAAAACATTCAGTGCTATATGGGATACTGTAAACGGCATTATGAGTGTAAAGAATAATATTATCGATCAACTGAACAATCAAGATGCAGATGTAAAAGCAACTATTAACGGGCAACCGGGTGGTGAAGGTTATGTCTTAGCAGACCCAGATGGTGATATGAAACTTGTTAACCGCGGCAAGGGTGGATTTACAGCGGCAAATAGATCTATACAACGATAGGAGCAAAGACTATGAAACTTAAAGAAATGTTAGATGACGTGAAAATGCACGAAATCGACGACGATATGAGAGACTTAGGTCTTGGTGGTGAGCCTGATAAAGCAGATGATGATGAAGCAGATTTAGCACCTGGATTTAAACAACAGCCAATGATTGTACAAGTAGGCAAAGTACTTGACAGTAGAGGCAATCCAAAGCCAGTAACAACTTGTGTTAGTGACGATGGTAAAGAACACAAATGTAATCCGTCACAAGCGGCTACAATTAAAATGTTACTAACAACAGACAAAGTTAAGCCAGACATTAAGCGTCAGTTTACACAAGACATTCAACAGTCTGAAACACTTAAAATGATGTTATCAGCAGGCGACAACGATGATATGATTAAAGCGTTCTTGAACAAGTACGTTAAAGGCGACTTAGACGCACCAGAGAAGAGTAACTACAGTTAATGATGGATTTCTTAACAGAACTGCACGAAGCGAGAATGACTCGCGACAGCGGCAATCAACGTGTACTAACATACACAGATTGTTGTGAGCGGCTATACCTTACTATGCTCACCCTTGAGTTGCTTAGAAGGTATCCACAGTTTGCTCCTGTTGCTCACGGTTATGCTAAGAAGACCACAGACAGAGATAGTTACAAACACTTTAGAATGTATGCAACAGATTTATATAACTTTGCATACTTTGTACAAGGTGACACAACGGCTTTAGAAAAACTAAAAGATCCTAAAGCGGCATTGAAAATGCGTACACGAACTACTTTACCTGCTATGGCATTCAATAGATATCTTATTGCATTGTCATCAGGTAGAACAAGTACAATCAATGATCAGAAAGTATTTTTAGATATTGAAAGTGCATTACACATTGCCAACACAGACTACAAAGCAGTACGTAGAAATATTTTTAACTTAGACAGATTAGCAACAGCAGACAAAAAGAAAACTGTTACACGTTTGTTGTATGCTGTTAGAGCTAAACTAAGAAGCAGTGACATCATTGAACACTTAGAAGCATTAGCGGCAGTAAGAGATCTTGAAACTGCTAAGGTTAGAGACCCAGAGCCAACTGTTTCAATAGCAGACATAAGTGTAACTGCTAAAGACTTAGGCTTCTACAGATACTTACTTGGTACTAAGAATTTAATGCTTGCCAAGAAGTTTATTGAACTTGCTAAAGACGGCAAGCCTATTCCACCACAGATGGTAAAAGCATATATGCCTGCCATTAAATCTATAGATAACATAGTAAAAGCAGGTCCTGCCTTTATTTCCATGCTAAAAGCACTCGAAAGACGTGCATTACAGAGCCAAACTTCCAAAAAAGACTAAATACATGTAACAACTTCATAGAGTAATGAAGATGTCATTTAAGAGAGAATAGAATCTCTATTTTAAACATAGGAGAAATAAAATGGCTGGAATAGCACAAGGAAACGGCGGAATCGTAGCATCAGGCAACGGTTTAGGCGGAAGAACAAGAATTATCAATCTTGCAAAATCAAACATGACTGAAGCAGAATTACATGCGGCTTTAGATTACTTAGCGGCAGGTGATGTTGCTGGAACTAACGATGCACACACAATCGCTGGTGTTTCATGTTTAACTGAATCAGGTGTTTTCACAAGTGGAACTACTGATGATGTACAAGTTGTACTACAAGGTACAGGCGCATTTACTGCGGCGGCAAACTTTGGAACAGGTTCAACTGGTGTAACATCGTCTTTACTTGCAGACTTTGACCAAAACCCTGCGTAATTAGTTTTTAACTAATACGAAGTTTTAAAAGGGCTCAGTTTTTACTGGGCCCTTTTTTCATGACTATAAGTAATACTATGAAAGTCACAATCAGAACATTAATAGATATTACTGAAACAAGAAAGCATAAGCACAACGAAGTAGACAAGCAGTTGATTTTCCAACAAGCCAACTTTGCAAGTTTCTTTAACTGTTTGAGTATGCGTTTCAATCCGTACTACGATGTAAGTCCACTATGTTCTGAACAAGACGTGACTGGGGTATTTGGTACTGATTTTAAAGGAACACACAAGGTGTGGGACTTTGAGTTTGAAGTTGAAACAGCAGTTGCCGGAGCAGATCTAAAAACACTCAAAGAAGATTTTGATTTGGTCCCTGTCATTGCTAACCTTACAGAAACGATAAATACTGATAACAAAGCATTTAGAACAAAGAGTAAGAAGAAGTGTAATATAATCTTTATCTTACCAGAGAATGCAGAGTAAAAGAAGTATAAATATTGTATAGGCAAACATTACATCTCGAATAGGTACACAATAGGCCCCTTGCACGATTAAACACGCAATGGAGAGAACAGATGGCAAGAGCCACTAACTTAGAAAAAGAAAACTTAGAAGCACACGTAGACTTGTGTGAACAAAGATACAACTCACTCGAAGGACGTATGAAATCCATCGAGGAAAAAGTTTCAGCCATCCATGTTGATATCACAAACGGCAACAAGTCAATGGTTAAAGTAATTGTTGGCGCATCAGGCACTATTGTTGCTGGCCTACTATCCACTATCGTAGTCATCCTTATTAACTTCAACTAATCCTTTAGACACTAAATACAAGTGTTATGTTAGTAGAAGATATTATCACATCTCTTGTAGAAAAACAGATATGGGCACGTTCTGGAAAGAAAGTAGTCCGCAAGTATCGTTGTACTACAGGGCACCGCAAAGGTCGTATTGTATCTAAGATAGGACAATGCTTTGCGGCACCTAATATCAAAGCAAAGATACGCATGAAGAAAACACGAGCCAGACTTGGAGCAAGAATGGCACGTAAGGCAAGAAGAACTAAACGTACTAATCCAGCAAGTATCAGAGTAAGAACTATGAACAGGTCTGGAGCAGGGTTTAAATACCCAAGCAAACGTGTAAACATTAAGAAGAGACCGAAATGATTGTTAATGAGATAATTACTGAGGGTGCGTTACAGATTGCAGGACGACGTGGTGGCAAGATTGTACGTAAATACAGATGCACAAGTGGCACACGTAAAGGACGTATTGTTGCAAAGCCAGAAACATGTAACAAACCTAAAAGAGTACAAAGTTCGATTAACATAAAGAGAGCAAAGGCAAGACGTGGCAGTGCAATGAAGATTGCATCAGCACGTAGAAAAAGAGCAGGCGGTATTTCACAACGTATTACCAGAATTAATAAGTCAGGTAGACGTAACTTAAAAAATATTCGACCTAAAACAAGAAGTAGAAAAAGGTCAAGATAATGAGATATAACGAGTTTACAATTACTGAACAACGTGCAAGAGAAATTATTGCAGAGAAGTATCCTCATTACACAGAAGAACAAATTAACGAGGCAATCCCAGCAATGTTAGGTGCAGTCGCAGGTGCGGCAGGCAAGTTAGCAATGAAAGGTGCCGCGGCCGCGGGCAAGATGGCGGCCAAAGGTGCAGGTGCAGTCGCGAAGGCAGGTGTAAAAGCCGCTGGACGAGTTGGACAAAAGATGGGTCAGGTTGCCGCGAAAGGTGCTAAAGGCGCCGCACAAAAACTTGCAACTAAGGCATTGAACAAAGCACAAGGGGCAGTTGCTGGAAAGATGGCACAGGCAGTATTAAAACCGGGAGCAGTACTTCCGATGCCAGATGCACAAGGACAGCAACAAGATTTTGAAATAGATGCCGTTAAGGGTAATGAGGTAACACTCAAGAACCCAAAAGCCAAACCAGGCGAACCAATCAAAACAGTTCATGTTAAGAAAGATTTGGATCCAATTATCAAACAGATGACTACAGGATAACAATGAAACTTCGTGAACTATTACAAACATTTACTATAGCAATGAGCAATGAGGAATCAGAAGTATTGAACCAAATGTCTACGGAGTCTTTGACTCCTATTCATGCTTATACGCCAAGAGAGCAATTCGTTATTGAATCGCTTATTCGTAAGGCCTTAGTAAGTAAAGTAGTTAAAAATGGTAATGTACTGGTTATGGCAAATGAAGCATACAAATCCTGAGATAATAAAAACCTTAAATGAGATTATGGAGGCTGGACTGGCCGAGTATCCAGTGCCATATAAAAAAGGTAATAGCATACGCATTAAGAATGTTGTTATGCGTAAAAACGGCAAAGGATATCACGTATTCAATCTTATAGATAAACAGCATGTCATTTTTACCCCGTCTAAAACCACAGCGTTAGCCGTTGCACATTGCACAGCACACGGTTTAGACTATGCCGTGACAGATATAAGACGTTTAGAGGAGAAATTGAGTAAATACTATAACGATGCAATATTTTATAAGTACACTGTAGAGCATTCAAAAGACGAAGTACGTGCAGATTCGGCGCAGATGAGATTTGAGATTGCAATAGACGAATGTATGCGTATCAGGGATCAGATTGAGAACTATCTTTTTGATAAATAAATGTAGTTAAAGGGAACAAACAATGAGAATAAGCCATTTTAATAAACCGATCACAGTAAAGAGCCTTAATGAGAGCTTGGACAAAAGATTCGGGGAAACAATAGACGTAGATAAATTTTCAACAGATCAGTTGATGGACGCAAGAAACAAATTGCGTACAGCATTACACGATATCGAAACTAACGAATCATTTGATGCAGTAGGTAACACAGATTACCAAAAGAAAAATATGTTCTTAAAAGTTATTAATCAGGCAATTGACGAAAGAGCTCATATTGTTGAAGGCGACATAGAAACAGAAACACCAATTACAGAAGGCGCTGAAGAAGAAGCAACATTAGTTATGGCCGCAAAGGACATGGTTGATAGAGTTACAGGCTGGATGGAAGACACAGCAGAAATGCAAACAGAATCAATGCTTGAAATAGGCGACAAAATTAGAGACGAAATGGGTTCTGAGCAATCAGAAGCATTTATAGGTACAGTTAAACCTGCACTTGAGGCTTTATTCACTACACTCGAAACTACACGAGATGCATTAACAGGCGGCGTAGCCGTACTGACAGGCGAGGGTGCCCCAGAGACAATGGGCGATGAAGCACCAGCAGAAGAAGATCCAGAAATGGAACCAACAGTTGACGCAGATGCAGAAGCACCAGCGGAAGGCGAAGATGAGTTTGCGGCGGCAGAGCCAGCAACAGGCGGCGAAGAAGAAGCCGGCAGAGCCACACGTGAGTCAATTGAACGATCAAGACGCATTGGTACTTTACTTGGAGGCACTGACTCAAAAAAAAAGTAATTGAGTCGGCTTCACCCAATCTAACGAAAATCTTAAATTTACTTGTAAAAAACAAAACTGAGAAAGTTTCTTGGGATGAGTTAAATGCATTCATGGATAACATGGGTGGCGAACAACACGATCAAGAAACTTTCAAAGCAGTGTACGATCAAGATCCAGTAGTTAAAAACCTCGTAGCAAGTTTTGATCCAGAAGGTGTCGTACTAAAAGGCGGCGAAGAAGTAACTCCCCCAGCACAAGGCGATGACACAGTTGACCAAATGGCTCAAAGTGCAACGTCTAATGCAATGCAATAATCCACATATAAAAAAACACTTGACTTCGTAACGTAAGTACTGTATAATGTACAGTACATTAAAGGTTTGAAATGGAAAACTATAAAGAAGTCGCAGATCAGTGGATATGGCATTCACGTTATCCTCAATATAAAGAGTTTGAAACTCTATTTGATAACATCATTGCAGATGATGAAAGCACTGGCACGACAACAGTAGACGGCGAGCAAATCTACATACCAAAAGATAATCAAGACTACCAAAGAATACAACAAAGATTTTTTGATTGGCTTGAGCAACAACTTGCATTCAAAGACTTTACTGATTTTAAACTTATTGAGTCTTGGATCATCTATTATCAAAAAGGTGGATACCAAGGACTTCATGTACACCAAGGTGACTTGAAGAAAAATACTTTTAGTGCCGTTGTACATTTAGATGATGTTCCAATTTTACATAATACAAAGAACAAGTTTAACGGAATGCTATTTACAATAATGCCAGAACCAGATGGATACCAACACCCAAATCATTTTCCAAGTGTTGAAGGCGGAGTAGTTTGCCTTGATGGAAGAGTGTGGCACGGAGTGTATCCTACAGACAGTATCAGACGTACTGTCGTTTACGATATAGAATATAATAGGAGATAATTTGTCATTAATAACAGAACGCTATTCGTATAGCGAAATCAAAAGACAGGCAGTTGACGGTAAACGTTTATATGCTTGTCCAGACGGTAATGCAGTTGCGAGTGTTACTACTATTTTAGATAAAACAAAAGACAAGTCTGGATTGATTGCTTGGCGTAAACGTGTAGGCGAACAAAAAGCCAAAGAGATTGTTACTGAAGCGGCCAGTGTTGGAACACGTATGCACAAGTATCTTGAAGACTATATCGAATTTGCTGAATGGCCTACACCAGGTGGCAATCCATATGCCCAACAGGCACATAAAATGGCAACAGTAATTAAAGAAGAAGCAATGACACATGTCGATGAGATATGGGGATCAGAGATTAACTTGTTTCACCCTAAAATTTATGCAGGTACCACAGACCTTGTAGGACAGTACAAAGGACAACCTGCTATCATGGACTTTAAACAAACTAATAAGCCTAAGAAAGCAGAGTGGGTAGACGATTACTATCTGCAGATGGTTGCTTATGCATTAGCACATAACGAAATATACGACACAAACATACGCGAAGGGCATATATTCATGTGTAGTCGCGACTTACAGTACCAACAGTTTGATTTACTACCAGAGAACTTCGACGAGTGGGAACAAAAGTGGTGGGATCGTGTGTATATGTACTATGATAAGTTCGCTTGAAGTCGATAAATACTAATAACAATTTAGGAGTTATTAAGTGGCTGTAGTTCAAATATCAAGAATTCAAATACGTAGAGGACGCAAAAACAGTGGTTCGGGAATACCTCAACTTGCAGGTGGTGAACTTGGGTGGGCAGTAGACTCACAAGAACTATACATTGGTAACGGTAGTGTTAGTGAAGGTTCTCCAGCAGTTGGTAATACAAAGGTACTAACAGAAAACGATAACCTGTTTACACTTGCAGACCAATACACTTATAAAGATGGCACAATACAAACTGGTGCAACAGTTAGTGGTCCAATCAAAAGAACACTTCAGAGCAGATTAGATGACATCGTTAGTATCAAATCTTTCGGTGGAGTAGGTGATAGTTCAGATCAAACAACAACACTACAACGTGCTATTGATCAGTTGTTTATTAATACAGCAACTAAAGGTACAGCACAAAGTAGAGTTACACTTGTTTTAGAAGCAGGTACTTACAATATTACAAACTCAATTAAGATTCCACCTTATGCAACAATCAAAGGTGCAGGAAAAAACAAAACATTTATAGTACAGACAGGTAACTATCCTATCTTTACAACAGTCAACAGTACAAGTACTCCAGGGTCTTATGCTGATGACAGTACAAGCACATCACTTAACCAAGCACAAGATATTATTATCGAAGGCATGACATTAGAACACACGTTATCAAGTTTTACAGGTATTGAACTTGTAAGTTGTAAGAACAGTGTGTTTGAGAATCTAAACATCAAAGGTCCTTGGACTTCAGGCACAGGTATTGTTGCCGCAAGTATTGGAGTTAGCATGTCTAACCTAAGTACAGTTGTTGGATCATTTAATAACAAGTTTCATGACGTTGACATTAATGGTTATGCACATGGTGTTAAGAGTGATGACGATGCATATGAAAATACATTTACAAATTGTGTATTCGATGTTCTATCATACGGTGTATGGTTTGGTGAAAACACAGTTGTTGGTGCTCAAGGACAATCAACAGGTCCACAGAAGAACTTGTTTGAAAGTTGTGCATTTAATAACATTGATAGAAATGCAATTATATTCCAACAAGGAAAATATAATACAAGTGAAAGTAACAAATTTACAAACGTAGGTAACAACGGCGGTACAAGTACAGCAGTTGCCTACACTATTATTAACAGTGTACAAGATGGTAACAAGAGTTGTGGAGATTGGTTTAGTAGAACAAACGATCTTATGTTAGATACTGCTTTCCAAACTACTCCTTACATATCAGAAATACAAGGACCTATCCACACAGGATACAGTTTTAGTAACAAGATATCAACAGTACAACAAAATGCTTTTGAAACTATTTTTAGACTCCCAGGTGATTACACTCGCACATACATTATTGATTATCAGTATAAAAGTAATCAAGTAGATGCAATGCGTCAAGGTAAGTTAGAAGTTATTGTTAACAAAAGCAATGACTCTGTAACGTACAGTGACGTATATGATTATAATGGAGATGCAGGTTTTGCAACTACATTAGAATTGAAAGCACAACTATTTGATATGAACAGTGATACTGTAAACGACACATTAGCAATAAGAATGAAGAATACTGTAGTGAGCGAGAATGCCGACTTTACATACCAAGTATCAATTAAAAATTAAATAGAGTTAGCATGTTTTCAGAAGTATATGAGAATCGATTAATCAAGTGGAAGGCACTCCGAGACACCCTCGAGACATCTAAAGATCCATTGCGTGATGTAGTTGAATATTACTCAAACGCACCAATCGTACACAACAAAAGTATAAACATGTGGGATCAAAGCACGTGGCGTGGTCCTTGGGAACTTATCCAAGAAAATGGCTATACAGACACTTGCATTTTATTAGGAATATGTTATACTTTACAATTAACTGAACGGTTTTCGAAGAACCGTTTTGAGATACATATTATTACGGAAGTAGAAAAACAGGAAACCTTTATGCTTTTATCCATAGGACAGACGTTCATACAACCTATGGGCAAACGCATAATATCACACAACGAAGCACCAGGAAGTTGGGTACCACAAAAGGTATACAAGTTGCCGGCACTTCAATAAATATTTTTTTGTTAACGCAAGAAGAAAGAAGAGGAAGTCAATGTCAAATATCAATATAATGAAGCGTGATGGCACTACGGAGCCATTAGATGTAAACAAGATTCACAAAGTGGTTGAGTTTGCTTGTGAAGGATTAACAGGTGTTAGTTCGAGTCAAGTAGAAATGAGCTCACACATACAATTTTACGATGGCATGTCGTCAAGTGAAATTCAAGAGATTATGATTAAGTCAGCAAATGATTTAATTACGTTAGAAAATCCTAACTACCAGTTTGTTGCATCACGTTTATTATTGTACGCAACATATAAAGATGTTTATGGCGAATTTGACAATGCTCCTCTTATGTCAATGATCCAGAAAAACATCGAACGTGGTGTATATGATCCTGACATTCTAAATCAATACACACCAGAAGAAATTTTAACATTAGACAAATACATTAAACGTAACCGTGATGAGAACTTTACATACGCAGGCCTAAGACAAATTGTTGACAAGTACCTGTGTCAAGATAGAAGTTCAGGACAACTGTTTGAAACTCCGCAACACATGTATATGATGATTGCCGCGACACTATTTGCTAATTACCCAGCAGAATCACGCATGTATTATGTAAGGAGATATTATGACGCGACCTCACTTTTTAAAATCAACATACCGACCCCAGTCATGGCTGGTGTTAGAACTCCTGTCCGCCAGTTTGCTTCTTGCGTTTTGGTTGACAGTGATGATTCTCTCAATTCCATTTTTAGCAGTGATATGGCTATCGGACGTTATACGGCGCAAAGGGCGGGTATCGGAATCAACAGTGGTAGAGTTAGAGCAATCAACTCTAAAATCAGAGGCGGAGAAGTTGCCCACACAGGAGTAATTCCGTTCCTAAAGAAATTTGAAAGCACAGTACGTTGTTGTACACAGAATGGTGTACGTGGCGGAAGTGCAACTGTTCATTTTCCATTATGGCATTATGAAATTGAAGACATCCTTGTACTAAAGAATAACAAAGGTACAGAGGATAATAGAGTACGTAAGTTAGATTATTCAATTCAACTTAATAAATTAATGTATGAAAGATTATTGTCCAACGGCGACATAAGTCTTTTCTCGCCACATGCAGTAGATGGAATGTACGAAGCATTTTATTCTGACCAAGACAAGTTTGAAAAACTTTATAAGGCGGCAGAGAAAGATCCTAAGATTAAAAAGAAAACTATTCCAGCAATGGAGTTGTTTGGTTCAATGCTTAAAGAACGTGCTGAAACAGGACGTATCTATCTTATGAACGTTGACCATGCTAATACACACAGTTCATTTAAGGACACAGTGTACATGAGTAACTTATGTCAAGAGATTACACTACCAACTAAACCACTTACACACATTGATGATGAAGAAGGTGAAATTGCATTGTGTATTCTAAGTGCTATTAACGTTGGACTATTAAAAGAGTTAGACGACTTAGAAGAACTATGCGAGTTGGCAGTAAGAGCATTAGATGAAATTATTGATTACCAAAGATATCCTGTGAAGGCGGCTGAAGTATCTACTAAAGCAAGACGTTCATTAGGAGTAGGTTATATTGGACTTGCACATTACTTGGCACGTGAAGGTGTTAAATACAGTGACAAGAAAGCATTAACAAAAGTACACGAACTGTCAGAAGCATTTCAATACTACTTGTTAACAGCATCTAATAAACTTGCACAAGAGAAAGGTAAATGTGATTACTTTGATAGAACCAAGTATGCAGATGGTATCTTACCAATTGACACATACAAAAAGGATCTTGATGAAGTTTGTAACATTAAATTAAAGTATGATTGGGATAGTCTTAGAACACGTATCACAGAACACGGCCTACGGCATTCAACGTTGTCCGCACAAATGCCTTCGGAGAGTTCGTCCATTGTGTCAAATGCCACAAACGGAATTGAACCACCAAGAGGTTACTTGTCCGTTAAGAAGTCCAAGAAAGGGCCTCTTAAGCAGATTGTTCCGCAGTATACTACATTAAAGAATCACTATACTCTATTATGGGATATGCCAAGCAACGAAGGGTATATCAATATAGTAGCAGTAATGCAGAAGTTTTTTGATCAGGCAATTAGTGGTAACTGGTCATACAATCCAACACACTTTGAAAACAACGAAGTTCCTATGAGTGTTATGTTCAAGGACTTATTAAACACATACAAATACGGTTGGAAAACGAGTTATTATCAAAATACTTACGACTTTAAGGGGGCTGATGAAGTAGAAGAACCAACTTCAGAGATAAGTACTCCACTTGTACAAGTTGAACGTGGTGAATTTAAAGGCACAGACGACGAGTATGAAGAATATTGCGACAGTTGTGCAATTTAGTACTTGACAACGTAAGCAAAAGATAGTAACATATACAGATACATAGAGAGAGGTGCATTAGAAATGTCAACAAAGAAAACAGTGTTCAATAAGAACAAAGTAGATTTCACAAAGCAACACATGTTCTTTGGGGAGGATCAGAATACACAAAGGTACGATACGTTTCGTTACCCAGAGTTTGATAAGTTAAATCAAACAATGTTAGGATACTTTTGGCGTCCTGAAGAAGTAAGTCTACAGAAAGACAGAGCAGACTATGCCAACTTCAGACCAGAGCAGAAGCACATCTTTACGAGTAATTTGAAATACCAAACACTATTAGATAGTGTACAAGGAAGAGGACCATGTCTTGCTTTCTTACCTTATGTTTCCGTGCCGGAATTGGAAAGTTGTATTGTAGCATGGGACTTCTTTGAAACTATTCACAGTCGTTCATATACACACATTGTAAAAAATGTTTACGCTGATCCATCAGAAGTATTTGATACTATCCTTGATGACGAAAGAATTATTGAACGTGCTGAAAGTGTTACTAAAGAGTACGACAAGTTTTATAATATTGCTACTGAACACTTTAATCAAGGCAAGCACAGTATCTATGAAGTTAAGAAGCAGTTATACAAAGCAATGATGACTGTAAACATCTTAGAAGGTTTACGTTTTTATGTTTCATTTGCATGTACATTTGCATTTGGCGAATTAAAAATGATGGAAGGGTCTGCAAAGATTATTTCATTGATTGCACGTGATGAAGCAACTCACCTGAATCTGTCTACACACATTCTAAAGCATTGGATGAAAGGTGATGACGACAAGGACTTTGTTAAGATTGCAAAAGAGTGCGAAGAAGAAGTTTATCAAATGTGGCGTGATTGCGTTGACGAAGAAAAACGTTGGGCAGACTACCTGTTCAAAGATGGATCCATTATTGGATTGAACGAAACTTTGTTACATGCTTATGTAGAGTTTATTGCTAACAAGAGATTGAAAGCACTTGGACTTAAAACAATTTACGATCGCCCACTTAATACTAACCCTTTACCTTGGACACAACATTGGTTGTCAAGTGCAGGACTACAAGTCGCACCTCAAGAAACTGAAGTTGAAAGTTACTTGATTGGCGGTATTAAACAAGACGTAGAGAAAGATACGTTTAAAGGTTTTAGTTTATAATCAAACAAAAGAAGGAAGTACAATGAGCAAACAACCAACAGTCGTTTATTCAAAGCCATCTTGTCCGTCTTGCGTCAAAGCAAAATCATTATTGGACAATTTGAAAATTGAATACACAGTAAGAGAAGTCGGAACTGATATTACACGTGAGCAATTACTTGAAGAATTTGAAGTAAATGGTATGCCACAGCCAAGATCGGTGCCGCAAGTTATCCTTAACGGTAAGTATATAGGAGGATATGAAGCATTGGCTTCGTATGTTGAAGAACACGGAATAGAAGGAACACAACAATAATGCTATTAGAAGTACCATATAAAAAAGGCGATACTGTATCAATTAAACTTGTTTCAGGAGAAGAAGTAGTTGCTCGTATCGAAGCGATTAATGATACTTCTTTTAAATTACACAAGCCACTGACATTGATGCAAGGACCAAAGGGAGTTGTATTAGGCTCGTTTATGATGACTGCTGATCCACTTAAAGATATTACATTACCAAAAACAAGTGTTATGGTAATTGCAGAGTGTGAGAAGGAAACATCAAAAAAGTATATTGAAGTAACAACAGGGATACAAACATTATCATGAGTAATAAATTAATTTTAATTGATATTGACGGTGTAGTATTAGACTGGAAAAATAGTTTCTTACAGTTCATGGCTTTGGAAGGTATTGTTGAAGTAGACAATACAAAGTACAAAGTTACTGAATGGATGCAAGAACGACATGGCAAAGAGATAAGCGAAGAACAAGGCAAGTTTATGGTTGAGTATTTCAATCGTAGTGCCTGGATTGCTTTCTTGGAACCATTAAGAGATAGTGTAGAGGTGATAACTGCCCTTAAAGCAAAAGGCTATGAATTTAAGGCGATTACATCATTACACACGGATAGACCGGCACAAGCACTTCGCAAGTTGAACTTACAAGATGTGTTTGGTGAAGGAGTTATTTCCGACATTACCTTTTTACCTACGGGTGCTGGCAAAGACAAAGCACTTGCAAAGTATGAAGGTTCAGGGGCCTGGTGGGTGGAAGATAAGGTTGAAAACGCTCTCGCTGGAAAGCGAGTTGGGTTGAAGCCAATCATTATCGAACATGAATATAATAAAGATACATTCAAGGACGATATCCCAACTGCAAAGTTCTGGAGCACTGTTTACAAAATCATTACAGGAGAAAGATATGTCAACAATTCATGAGCAAATTATTGCTGAATACGAAAACTATATGAAAGAGTCTGAAGCATTCGATACAAAGAGTGTTAAGGCGGCGGCGGCAAGAGCAAGAAAAGCCTTAGGAAACATGGGTAAACTTGCAAAGTCACGTAGAGCAGAAATCCAAGAGAAGAAAAACTCTCTATAATTTCTATATTATTATACAAGGAGACAGTACAATAAAGTAACATAATTGTACTGTTTTCTTGATAAATAGATTCCTATAACTAAATATAAGTATAAATTAGAGGGTACTTAATAATATAATGAGCAACGGAAATTTAAAATGGTATAACCCTGTTAAAGGGTTTGGTTTTATTACACCAAATGGTGCAACCAAGGACATCTTTGTCCATATTTCAGAATTCAAAAAAGCAGGTATTGTAGAGGACTCGATCATCGAAGGTATGGCACTGACATACGACGAAGTTGAGTTCAGAGGTAAGACAGTAGCCGGCAACATCAAGAAAGACTAAATCCTATGAAGTGTACTCAAGGCGATGTAGCCCACATCACTTTTTCAATTCGACCGCAAAATGTTGGACTGATAGTGAAAGTAAAAGAGTATATAGGACAGTACGAAAAGGGTGAACAATTCCAATTCAGAGGAATGCCCTGTCAATGTTTAATATCTGACCATTATTGGTGGATAGAAGCAGACGACATTTCAACTCAACTTGGGCCAAGTCCCCAAGCCTACATAGCAGATAGTTGGTTAGAACCAATTAAACAGCCAAAAAAAGCAATAAAATTAAAAAAAGAACTTGACATCTTCAACTAAAGATGTTTAAATAGTATTGTAACGTTGAAGCCAATCAACTGCAAACTGGACTCGGGTGCGATACCCGACGCCTCCACCATAAACACATTAAGCACACATTAATTAGTGTGCTTATGATGGGGGCGAAATAGGATCGACAGGTGTAAGAGAGAACGTGGAGTTACCGGTAGGCGATGACCGTAAATCAAGCAAAACTATAGACGCAAACGAAAACTTTGCTCTTGCCGCATAGTCTAACTATGTGACGGGGTTGGCAACTTACCTGGCAACAGAAAAGTTGCACTTTAAGGAGACAAGTGTTACGGTAGCACGACTGGCTCCAACCCAGTAAGACAGGGTTCAATTCCTTGGTCTCCTGCCAATTTAGGTTGACTTTATTAACTAAAGAAAGTATAATAATAATATGAGAATAATAAATCTGACCGCACCTTTTAATCATACGATCATCTATGATTACTATTCGCCACGTGATGAAAGTTTAATTTGGAATGAACTTAATGAATTAAGTCCTATCCTTGCAGATAAAACAACGACAGGTGATCCACGTAGTAGTGGAATGCTTGGTTTGAATTTGGATAACTTTTACCAAGAAGACAGAACTAAAAGTCATATACTTCAAGCAAACAGACTAATTTACAGCATTACAGATGAACTCAAAAAGCAGAATATGGTAGAAAATCCATTCATGAAATATTTGGACATGACTAACGATGATCTAACACAACTCAATTATTATCCAGATGGTAGTTCATATGCACATCATGCCGACCATGCAACAATTAGTGCAGTAACTACATTTTGGAAAACACCAAAAGAATTTACCGGAGGTGAACTAAAGTTCACAGAGTATGATTACTCTCCGCATATGGATAACAATACAACTATCCTATTTCCAAGTTTTGAACAACACGAAGTAACCAAAGTAATTGGTAAAGGTCGTTTTAGTCTTAACCAATTCTACTTCATTAATCGTTGACAAACACCAAATAATATGTTACATTAATAATACAATTTAATTTTGAGGCAACTATTATGACAATGCATCTTGAACGAGGTCTTACTACACTTAACACTCGTAAGGCTAAAAAGAAAACAAAATTTACACAAAAGCAAATTGACAAGTGGACCACAGAGATGCGTCAGCACAACAAACGTATGAGGCAAATACATTGTCATCATATGCAAATGACACTTGATGATTACATCGATTACATTCACGGTAGGTACAAACGTAAGGCAACTGACACACAACCTACAAATAGAAAGCCGTGGCATTACTCACCGCCAGTGGTTCGAGAAACACAGAACATTCCAAGTCTAACATCTAAAGAAAGTTTCGCACCAGCAGTCAAGAAAGAAACTATGCAGTACACAGGTGAACGTAAACTTGTAGGTATTGCTATGATGCACAAGTCTAACCTTGTTCCTGTGTTTGCAGATGAAGATGATAAGACAGGACAAAAGGCCGCAACTGAATATGCACAAATGCGTAGGAATTAATGAAGAAGCATTGGACTAAGATACGTACTACTGTAATAATATTAATCGCTATGGCTGTTATTGGAATTGGTAGTTACGGTGCTGGTACATTTTATCCTAACTATTGGACAAAGAATAATCTTATAGCAAAAGCCAAGGCGGCATTCAATGAGGAGTGGAAAGCATTTGGTTTCCAACAACCAAGTATTGAATATACAAACAACTATGAATTTGTTGTAGGCATTGGTCGTTGTGTAGACTTTTTGAATATGACTATACCGCACGAACAACGTGTTCCTAAAATGATTATTATAGCAATGGCTGTTCTTGAAACAGGATATGGCAAGAGTAGATTTGCTACAGAAGGCAACAACTTATTTGGTTACAGAACATGGGATCCAGAAGCACCACAACTGAAACCAAAAGAACTACCTGATGCAGAATTTGGTGTAAAGAAATACAAAACCAAATGCGATAGTGTTAAAGATATGATTCGTAATGTAAACGAGTATCATGCATATGAAGAATATAGAATTGAACGTGCAAAACAACATGACTCAGGTAAATTGGATTTAGATAAACAAATTGATTTGTTATCTGAATGGAGTACTAACCCAAAGTATACTAAACTTGTTAAGATAAAAGTTAAGAAGATCAAGGATATTTTAAATAAAAATAAATTGGTAAAGTAATGGTTGACTTTTATTCAAACATTGTATATACTATAGGGACAATGAAAAGGCAAACAAGGAGGCTTTAAAATGGCAGGCGTGTTAAAAAATGCAGTAATCGGAGTTGCTCTTGCATCCATGTTGGGTGCGTGTAGTACAATGACTCAGGTTGCTGAAAGAGATACTTATGTAGAACCTAAGTGGTATGCAAAGTGTCAAGAAATGGGAACAGAAGGTAACTTCTTGTTCTGGTTTGGTACAGATTATGTTTATGCATGTGGTAAAGGTGTAAGCACATTTGATCAAGCGGCAACGGCACAAGCAAAGACGTTCGCACTAAAAGGTGTTGCTGAAAGAATACACAGTAACATAAAAGCATCTACATCAGTAGATATTAAAAACGATTCTAAGAACACAAGAACTTACGTAGAACATATTGTCGATAAGACAGTAGTAAGACGTCAACTTGAATCTGAGAAGTACACATATATGTACGGTGGTCAATTCCACACATTTATGAAGATCAAGATGACTAAAGAAGTCTTTGAATCTTTGATTAACGAAGCAAAAGCAACTCAGAGTTAATTATGTATAACGTATTCATGTATGCAGTCGTAATCTGTTTTCTAATCATGCTTGGCGCCTGTAGTTCGGCACCCAAGAATTTAGCAAACAAACCGCAATACTGTTACACTGACGAAACTATTGTTAACAAAGACGATAAGGTTAGCAGTGAAACAAAAGTCGAATGTACTGATAGACCCAATCTAAAGAATAACATGATTGTGAAAACAGGCATCGCAGACAGTTGCAGGCCACACTATTACTATGTTACTATAGCAGGTAAGCAAGAACAAAGGCGTGGCTTTGTGTGTCGTAAACTTGATGTGAATGGAGAGCATGGTGGTTGGGAGATTATTAATCCTAAGTTTATGTATTAGTTTAGCGGCCTGTGGCACATCTAAACGTACTTACATTAGTGATAGTGTAGGTAGTAGTGCTAACACAAGTTATTCACCTAATACATCTTACATTAGTGTAGTATCAAACTTTGCTAAATGGAAGTCATATAAACTTCCTGCAGAGGATCAGTTACTACAAGAACAAGCCGTATTCTTTGCATTAGACAATCTACAAGAAGGCGACATTACTGAATGGATTGGCAAAGACAATGCATCACACGGTAAGGTTAGTGTTGTAATGACATACCCAATGGGTGGTGGCTTCTGTAGAGTGTTGCTATCACAAATCAACTACAAACAAAAGGTTCGTAGTTTTAAAGAGACTGCTTGTAAGAATGGCTCCAGCAAATGGAAGTTCATTAGATAAAGTAGCATAAATGTTGTGGTTATAACTACGATAAATATTACGTTAAGGAGATAACTATGATATTTGGATTCATTACCTTTTTAACTGCATTAGTAATTAGTGCAGTTGCAATATACTATTCCGTAGCAGGACTTGCCGCAATCTTCGCGGCCGCAGTTATTCCCATTATTGTAATGGGTGTATCATTAGAAGTTGGTAAATTAGTTACCGCGGTGTGGTTACACAGGTATTGGGATCGTGCCACATGGTGGTTAAAAACTTACCTTGCTTTAGCAGTGTTTGTTCTTATGTTTATTACAAGCATGGGTATCTTTGGTTTCTTATCTAAAGCACACATTGAACAAACAAGCATGTCACAAGAACAGATTGCTCTTATTGAAACACTTGATGACAAACAAAACAGAGCAACAGCCAAAATTACAAGGTGGCAAGACGAACTTGACCGCTTAATGAAAGGACAAGATGTTCGAGTTGATAACCTTATTGACAGAGAAAATGACGCTCTTAAAGATCTTTATGCCCAGATTGAGAAAGAGAAAGACAACGTCAGAGCCGATGCACAAGCACAAATCAAACTACAAAACGACAGATTAGATCAAGCGAAGTTACGTAAGTTCACAGACATAAAAGCGGCCAAGGATAGATTTGAAGGATCCATAGGCGGCGGTACAAAGTATGATCAAGCAGTTGAGAAAGCAAAAGCAAACGAATTAAGTGTTGCCAGTTCAGCACAAAAAGAAATTAGAAAAATTAATAACACACTAACAACATCACTTGAAGCAGTTGATGCCAAGTATGCAGATAGTATTAAAGCAATTAATGATAGAATACAAACGTTACGTAATCAAGCAAATACTAAGACAGTAGACATTGACAGTCGTGTAGATGAACTTGAAGGGTTTATTGAAGACGAGCAAGTTAAGATTGATGATGTACGTGAAGAAAAGTTTTTGTACGAAAAAGAGTATCGTAAACTTGAAGCAGAAGTAGGTCCAATCAAATACATTGCAGAATTTGTTTACGGCGAGAACGCAGACAACAACTTACTTGAAGAAGCAGTAAGATGGGTAATCATTGTTATTATATTTGTATTTGATCCACTTGCAGTACTATTACTAATTGCATCGCAATACACATTTAATTGGGCAAGAGAGAATAGGAACGGAGGTGGTTCGCCGGGAAAGTTCGACCCGAAGTCCAACCCAAATAGTCCAGCCCCGAGTTACACCGAAGCAGAGTGGGACGAAGCACACAGACAAAACTATGAGTTTGATCGTGCTAAATTAATCGATGAAAATGATGATTGGCAAGGCGAAGAAGTTCAGCAATCGTATAACGTCGGTCAAGAACCAGAAGAACAAACATTGCACGAAATGGCAATGGAAGGATTCAAAGAAGAACAAGAACAACGTGCTATAGAAGAACGTAACGAAGAATTTGCGGAAATGTATGCACAGGCAGACAATGCACAACCAATCAACGAAGAACAACCAATACCAGAAGAAGTTCAAGACGACTTAGACAAATGGAATGATTGGGTTGAAAAAGCAAACGAAGAAGCAGAAAAGAATCCAGAAGAAGACACTCCAAAAGAACTTCCAGATACCAAGAACAGAATCTTTTATGGTGCAGAGATAGAAGATCAAAAAAAAACCCCGGACGGAACCAATTACATAAAAAAGGAAGGGAACAAGCAAGTACGAAAGACCAGTACACCGAAGTCATAGAGCCCTACACTCAAAACGCAGAACAACACGAAAGTTCACATTTCAAAGACATCCTTAAAAGACGCTAATAAGTACTTACGATGACAAAAGAATTAAAAATGAATCTGATCACTGCTCCGGATACATTGCAAAATGATAATCCAAGCATACTACTTGTTAACCCAAGCAACGTAGACAAAGAGCAATTCAACAGTCTTGCTAAAGACTTCAAGAGCGACATCAATTTATATCTTTTCCAAGAAGAGGTACCAGAAGACACAGACCAGTGGCTGATTAATATTGCTAACATGGTTGATCACATTTACATAAATTTAGACCAATCAAAAAGAATTGAGTGGTTAACTGGCTGGTTGTTGAAGTTTAATAAAACTTTTTACTTGACAACTGCCGACCATATGTCGTATAATATTATTAATGTTAACAAAGTTTACGACATGACACAAGTAGCAGAAGGAGTAAACTACTTTGAAGTATGACAAAGGCGAGAAGAAATATAAGGGACTACACGTTGAAGTTAGGAATGGCGACATGAATGGTGCCTTGCGTAGATTCAAACGTAAAGTTAACGATGACGGTGTACTACTAACACTAAAAGATAAACAGGCTTATACAAAGCCGAGCGAGAAACGTAAGATGGCAAAAGCGGCAGGTAGAGCCAGACATCTTAAGAAGATTGCAAAACGAAAAGAAGATTATGGCTATTAAACTAAACGCAGATTTATGGTTCCCAAGTATTGTCTGGGCAACATTAGACTTAGGTGCAGACATTGCCTGGCTTAAACAATACTCAGATCAATTAAGACATGCAGACCCAGAAGGTGAAAGTGTAAGTAACTCAGGTGGTTGGCAAAGTCGCTCAATTGAATGGCCAGAGTTCCAAGAGCAGAGTACTCCATGGGAACTAAAAAAGTTTAAAACACAGTTAGATGAAGCAGTAGGTGTTGCAGTTACACAAGCAGGATTTCCGCAACTACACTTAAACAATATGTGGTTTAATATTAATGGTCACAAAGATCATAACATGCTACACGACCATCAAGGAAGTTTGATCAGTGGTGTAGTATATACAAATGTTATTGATCCAGACAAGATGGGTAATATTGAATTCCACAGAGAAGATAGTGCAATTCATTTTATTCCACCCCTTGATAGATACAATCACTTTACAAGTCAAAAAGGTAGTTATGCACCTAAAGACAACTTGCTATTATTATTTCCAAGTTGGCTTAAACATAGTGTATGCAGTAACATGAGCAAAAGCGAACGTTACAGTATTAGTTTTAATTATGGTCCAGGGCAACCAAGAATGCCACAGTTATCAGAATGAAAAAAGTAAATCTATTTGAAACGCCAATGTGGCAGAATACATTGCCTGACAGCATAGATACGTCTTGGCTTATAGAAATGGCATACGAGAAATATGCAGTAGGTAAACTAAATGATTGTAATGGATTTCAAACATTTGATAACGAAGAAGAAATGAGTATAGCGTTTCCATTGCCCCATGGAGTAAGGTTACAACAGTTTCTTGATAACATGGTAAACGACATTGCAAAAGAATTAGGACTACCTATGGTAAGTTTACTTAATTACTGGCTCAATGTAAATCCAACTGGAGCATACAATAATTTACACAAGCATAGGAATGCTTTGCTTGTAGGAAACTTATACTTAAAAACACCAGACACCGACAGTGGTGGCATTGAATTTGTACGTGACGATGATGCAGACTATTACGTACCGACTAATGCAGACTACAATCCTATAGTAGGAACAAGACTTACTGTACAACCACAAGAGAATGATATCATTGTATTTCCAGGTTGGCAATCTCACGCAGTTAAGATTAATAAACACAACCTTGATAGGGTGAGCCTGTCATTCAATTATGGAGCAATTACACAATGAGAATCGAACAAGATGTTAAGTTAGATTATAAAGACGTACTGTTTAAGCCTAAACGGTCTAAATTAGAAAGCAGGCGTGACGTTGACTTGACTCGAACGATCAAGTTTCATTATGGTAATGAATGGACTGGAGTACCGATCATGTCAAGTAACATGGACGGTGTTGGTACATTCGAGATGGCGAAGGTCCTGCAAGAACATAAAATGATTACTGTAATGCGAAAGCACTATTCAGTAGATGACTGGAAAGAACACAGTGCAGGTGTAAAGATGAAGTACCTAAGTGTTTGCACAGGTACAGGAGTTATTTGGGATAAAGATGCAAAAGACTATGCTACTATGAAAGCAGTATTAGAAATGTATCCAGACATCAAGTTTATTACTATTGATGTTGCAAATGCTTATCACGAAAACTATGCAGACTTTATTGCAAGAGTTAGAGACGCATACCCAGATAAAACTATTATTGCTGGTAATGTTATTTCAGCAGAGATGACAGAAGAACTTATTATCAAAGGTGCTGACATTGTCAAGTGTGGTATTGGTCCAGGATCAGTATGTACTACACGACTAATGACAGGTGTTGGTGTACCGCAACTATCAGGCATTATTGAATGTGCTGATGCGGCCAA